TGTGCAGTGAAAATGTGCAAACAATTGGTTACGGCAGGGCTATTGGACTTAATGGTATATCAGAAGCTGAGGCAGAATTTATGCTGTTAAACGACCTTTTAGCTTGCGAGAGTGAGCTAAAGAATGAGGGATGGTATAATCAGTTAGATGAGACAAGAAGGGCTGTAGTACTCAATATGGCTTTTAATTTAGGCAAGCCAAAACTTATGCAATTTAAAAAATTTATCGGTGCGTTGTCTGATGATGACTATGAGACAGCCTCTAAGGAAATGGTAACTGGCTCTGATGGAGTTAGCCCGTCTAAGTGGGCATCTCAGGTGGGCAAGAGAGCATATGAATTGGCTGATCAGATGCGAACTGGTCAATGGAAAGATGTTTAAGGTTATTGTCACAGTCTGTTTAATTATTGACCCTACTAAATGTATGTTTATTGAAAATACCCAATATCCAGTAGTTTATGAGACATTTGATGAATGTAAGGTTAGAGCCTTAGAGATTGGCTCAGAAGTTCCTAAATATTTAAAGGGATGGAGAGCGGTAAGATGGAAATGTCAAAAGATTAAAGAAGGGAAATTTATATGATACCATTAATAACAGCCATAGCCCCGCTGATAGGCGATATTGTCAAAGAGGCTATTTCAGATCCTGATAAGAAGACTGAGGCTGAGAATAAGGTTAGACTGGCTTTACTGGAGAACTCAAAGCAGATTGAGGCTTCTGCAAGTCAGATTATTTTGGCTGAGGCAAAGTCAGAAAGTTGGATTGCTTCTAGTTGGCGACCCATATTAATGATGAATATTACAGCTATAGTTTCAGTTAATTTTTTAGTTTTTCCATTAGTGGGAGTATTCACTGGAACAGAATTATCCATCCCCCTCCCTGCCGAATTATGGACACTCCTGACAGTTGGAGTTGGCGGTTATACTATCGGCAGATCAGCAGAAAAGGTTGCAGGAAATTTAAAAAAATAGTAAAAGTGATTAATTGATTTATTTCAAAAATAAAGTGATTAATAAAGTGATTAATGAAAACTATTAACCTATATATACCCTCATTTTTAGGGGCAAAATGTCAGGCTCATAACCTGAAGGTCGTAGGTTCAAATCCTACCCCCGCAACCAATTATTCAATAAAATCAATAAGTTATACAACCTCAAAAATTTCGGTTTTTGGGGTTTTTTTGCGTTTTAAGCCTGATAACGATTACAGAGTGATTAATAAAGTGATTAATGTTCGTCAGGTTTATTCCCCTTTTTTTACGATAATAGTTGCATAATAGGTATAGTAGTGTACTATAGTGGAATATCATTTGTTTTAATGTGGTTAATTAAAAAAGGGAGCAAAATAATGGAAAAGCAAAAAGTTATAAGTTGGGGATTACATAGAGATTATTCGTCTTTGTACGATGCTTTGTGGGCTAAAGTTCCTGCCGAAGGTTCAATTAGTGGAAATAAAAATAAATCTTTAGAAAGGTTTAGGAAAGCAACTCAAGTCATTCGTGATATTTTTAACAATGGTTTGTTAAACAGAGGTCAATCTTTAAAATGCTTAAAGCTAAAAAAAGATGATTTGATCTTGCCACAATACCATTGTGGAAGACTTACAAATCCTACTCAAGAAGAATGGCAGATAAACGAAAAAATAGTTTGGGAAGCATTTAAGCCAATATTGTTAGATGCGGTTGTTGAGCAATTAAAGGGAGCAAACTAATGGCTAATTATTTCATTGGTGATATTAAAAATTTTGAAATTAAATCTCAGGATTTTAAAGGCTTTAGATTTAGATATAAAACCCCAACTATGAATTATTACAAATTCAAAGTATCTAAAAGCAAAAAAGAATTATCAGCTATCAGAAAAAACATGATGGCTGATTTTGATAACAATGTGACTAAGATTGAGGTTGCATTGTTTGAGGACATTACAAAGATTGCCTTAGAAAATAGATTAAATGCGGTTGGCAGGAAAGTTAATGGTATTAGACATAGATCATACGAGAATGATGAGAGGCATCTAAGGCTACACTTAACACCTTATTTTAAGGGTACTAGCATCAAAGAGATCACCACTGGCAAGATTAATAGTTTCATTGATGATTGTTCTAACAAGGATTTATCAGCCAAAACAATCAGGCATTGTGTGCAAACCTTAAATATGGTTATGAAATTTGCAGTTGATCAGGGCTACATTTCTAGAAACCCTTGTAACTCTGACGATAGAAAAGAGATTAAGGGTGCAGTGCATGAAAGAGGCGGTTATTCACATGACCATATAGCCAGTATATTGAAGGTCGAAAAGACTTTATATCTAGATACATTTATAGCCTTCTCAGCCTTTACTGGAGTGTCAGCTAATGAGCTTCAAGGCTTACAGTGGCAGGACATTAACTTCAATAAGTCTGAGGTGACTATAAGAAGAAATGTTTATAGATATGACACTCAGGAACTTAAAAATAATTTTAGAGAAAGAATTTTAGGTTTGCCTTCTCACGTTATGACACTGCTAAAAAAGTGGAAGCTAAACTCACATTGTTCTTTATGGGTATTCCCTAACAGTAGTGGCAAGAAACCATTTGAGCAAAATGCTATGAGAAAATTAATAGAAACTGTTTGTAAACACGCAGGAGTGCCTAATTATGGTATTGGCGGGTTTAGGAAGTATTTCAACACCTCTATGATTGGTGAAGTGCCTGATCATATTAGGAAGGCTAGAATGGGTCACTCAAAGAACTCTAAGACTGCTGAAGTTCATTATACTGTTATTGATTTAGAGCAGGCTAGAAGTCCTATACAAGCTGAGAAGTTGTTGCAGAAATTATTGGGTTAAATATCGTCTATAATGTTTCTGCTATAGATGTATGTACCCCCTCTTTTATTCTTGAGGGGTGGCTCGCTTTCAACTTCAACATTCTGATCAGACCAATCATCTTCAGGTAGGTCTTTGTTTTTCTCTCGTAATTCATCAAATATTTTACTAACTTCATAGTTGCCATCTCTTCGCATCTCATGACAGTTTGGACACATAAAAGGCTTTAAACGTTTGTGCATACTCGGTGGCATTTCTTTTCCACATAATTTACAAAAGTCAAAGGGATTTGAACTCATCTTCTAACCTTTTCCGCTCAAATCTAAAATCATCAAAACATTTATGTCCGCAGAATATATTTTTTTTAGCATTGGCTAATCCTGCATACCGCCAATCAAAAGCCTTACCGCACTGCTCACATTTATCCATCAGTGGTGTTTGTGATATCGTTGGTCTTGTCGGTTTTTTCCATCGGCTCATTTTCACAAGTTCCTGAACAACAATCTACAGCTACACGAAATTGACAAATTGAACATTTCTCAATCGACCCCATATTTATAGGTCGCCATGCTGATTTGCACATTGGACACACTTCCATCACTCACTCCTTTTGTATCTATAACCATCTCTCGCAGAACCTTTTTTATATTGATAATTTGTGGTTTTGATCACCTCAGATAGCGGTGATATGCCATAGTTCACAAAGGTAGGATTAATAGTTACCTTACCCTCTTTGTCGCTGTCTCCATTTGGATGATCTTCAAACATCATTTCGTCTTCAGCTATGACTGGCTTTTTTCTTTGAAGCTGTTTGCATATAGTCCTGATAGCACTACTGCCACTAGATAATTCGTATCGACATTGACTGCACGTTTTAGGACTATCCCGCCTTTGTCTTGATTTTCTCAGGGGCTTACCGCAATGACCGCAGTTAGAAAATTCTTCATTATCTTTTTCTATTTGCTCTTTAGTCCTGCGAAGTGTTGGTAGAGGTTTACTCATCTTCAGTTTTCTCCACAGCTAATTCTCCTGCAAGTGCCACATATCCAATGGCATCCACAAAACTATCTTTGGCATTTTCGTGGTCAAAAGAAATTCTAGATATCTTTAGCAAAGCCATCATTATGCCAACATCGTGCATCTTAATCTCATGCCCCAAATAGCTACTCCATAAAGTAGCTATCCGAGAAAAGTTATCTGAGGCATCGCCATAGTTTTGATGACGATCCCCATTGATAAGTTCATCAGCTTCCTGAATTAATTGACTTCGATCAGAAAGGAATTTCATCATTTAACTCTGTAGAATTAGCTAAAGTTTGACCGCCTGCACTGACCTTTGTTGGGTCTGCTTTGACTAGCTTGCCTGCAATCCAGTTGTCATTTTTCTGATAAACATTGGCATAAAATATTTCACCATTAATGACTAGCTTGCCATTATAGTCTGAGTGCCAATCCTCAGTCTTACGATCATTTTTGTTTATGGAAATAGTTAGCTCATCCACTCCATATTTTATCATTGGTTTATTATCCATTTAGCTCTCCTTTT